CGCCATTGGCGTTTACCGGTACACCGTTGAGGTGGAGGGCGAATTCATCTTTTTCGATTATGTCGGAGACGAATGCGCCATCTTCCACCTGGATGGTACGCGTGGTTTGCGCATCATCGAATAGCGTGTCCAATCGGTGTATCAGGATATCCACTGGTAAACCCCCTTCAATCGATGTTTGATGCGGGAAATTGGTGATATGACCACGCCGATCGGGTCTCTGCTGTGTATGACCTTGCCATCGTAAAGGATACCGACATGCGAAAACGCACCTTTGAAGGTGACTACATAAAGTGTAGCAGGGTCTGTGGCCATAAGCAATACCGCGTGCCATTGGTCGGGTATGCTGGAAATACTACCGTTGCGGTAATCGGGGAGTTCGATGCCACGGGATCGGTACAGGTGCATGACCAGACCCCAGCAGTCGATACCGGTTTTCGGATCACTGCCCCCGTGTAGATAGGGGGAACCCAGCAATCCAAGTACCGGATCAACCTGCTTCTGATGCAGGGCTTCCGCCAAAAGCATCTTCGTTCTCCATTATATTGGTACAGTAGTCCAACGTCTTCACGCAGACGGCTTTGACGGTTACTCCAGCGGTCTCCTCGTTCGTCAGGGTGTAGTCAGTGGTAACAACTAAGATGTTAGCCCCGGCGTTGCTGGCGACCTTGTAATTCCCGTCGTTTGAGTCCGATCCGGATACGTTGATGAACATCCCCACACATAACTCTGCGGCACTAGAAGCTAATTGGATGGTCTGCGCGGAGTATGGGGAACCGAATCTAGTTAATCCGGTAACGGATGCACCAGTGTATGCACAGTTGATACCACGGAACAGGTGGCGGCACATGCGTGTTGAGTACCTGTCAGGTGGGAACGATCGGCGAAGCGGGTGTGGAAACCCGAGAGTTAACTCTACCCAGTATGGGCCAGTGGTCGCAGATAGTATCTGAGATGCTACTTCGATTTCCGCATCTGTTTCATCGAGGTGCTTGGAGTTGACGAGATACAGTGTCACGGTGTTGCCAATACAACCGGCGTTGGTGTGCAGATAGGTGTCAAGCAGGTGTGCAACGTTTGCTACGCGGAGTTTGAACTGCTGGATTTCTCCAGCGGAAGAGTCTGTGCGTTGGCCAAGTTCCAGAGGGTATGCGGTCCATGTGTTGCCTGTAGAGCCTGGGAAGTCTGCATCGTGTTCAAGCCCGGTACCGCTTCCGGTGTATGGCCATGCTACATTTTCGTTGTTGGAGCAAATGCGAATGGTGGTGCTGGCGACTTCCAGTTTGACGAGCCATATCCAGGCACCAGCAGTGGCGACCGCGTTTTTTTCAACTATGCCGTCGGCTGAGATGTCGCGTGGCATGTCAAACCTCCCGTAGACTGAACTTGATGATCCAGAACTCGTCTGTACTGCCGTGACTTTTGATTTCCGGTATGCCGGGGGCGAACCGCACAGTGTACGATACGGAGTTGACCGCGTTTGTCCATGTGAATGATTCGGCTGAACCCGCTCGGGCTTCCCAGAATTCCCAGAAGGTGGTTTTGTCAGCAGTGGCGACAGCGGTGTGCTCGACAGTGAATGCGGACAGCATGTAGGTACTACGGGCGCGGGTGATGTCCGGGCCGGAATCCGTTTTTACGGACATGCCAAGGTCTTGGGTGGCGGAGTCCCGATAAACGGTCATGTTATCGTAATCAGATAGGGACGGAAAGGTAGCCATCAGCCAATTCCAAACTCACCCAGTATTCCGCGAGCACCGTAGCTGTTGGCAAGGGTGTTAAGGGTGATGTTGACGATTCTCTGATCGAGTGCGTCGTTGTAGAAGCTGGTGGACGTAGCATCTACTGGGATACCGGATTCGTTGTAGACGTTTACTGACACGCTTCCCTCTTTACTGGAGTTGCGGGTATCCCATGCTTCAAGCTCTTTTTCATTTTTCCATGTCCATGGGAGGTTTCCGAGGGCGGATTTACCAGCGTTAACGCCACCACGGGCGCCTTCTACGAATGGGCTAATTCCAGTTGATCGTTGGCTTTGCGTACCGAACATCCAAGAAAAGGTGGATTCTGCGAGACCAGCGGACACCTGCTGAAAGAAGCTCCGTATCACGGTGTCACGGAGATTATACACAAGGGCTTTCAAGCTTTTGCCGATGCTTTGGTTTTGGAATATCAGGCCTTCGAAGAACTGATTGTAGGCGGATGTCCAACCAGTCAGGTTACTGGTCATCATCTCGTTCATCTTGGTCTGTAGCGATGTCATGTTATCTGTGACGTTTTCGGCAGCAAGCTGTGTGGTGGTCCACAGGTTTCGGTCGCGTTCCATATCGTCTGCACGTTGGGCGTTTCTGGCTTCCATGACTTTGCGATCAGCTTCAAGCTGTAGGTGTTTGCGTTTCTCTATCCGAGCAACTTCACGCTTGTTGGCCCCTTCGAGCAGTTCGTTCTTTTTATCGTTTACCACGTACAACGCATCGGATAGTTGGGTTTTGTAGTCTGCTGCAAGTCCGGCAGCATTTAAGGCTCCGCGTACTTTGGCAAGTAGTTTTTCGTTCTCAAAGCCAAGTTCACGGTAGAAATCTTCCAGACCGGCGAAAACTTGCGCCTTTTCCCCTTTTTCACCTGCTGCACCACCAGCGTAAAGTAGGTCTTTGAATGTTTGCGTCCGTGCAGACGCAGGTGTGATTCCAGCCTTTTCCAGCAGGCGTTCCCGGTTGGGCTTCAGTTCGGCTTTGATGGCGCGGATCTTTTCCAACCAGAGGGCGTGTTCGCGCCCAGTGAACCTGGCTGATTTTCCGATGTCCTGGTAGAGTTTCAAAGTGGCTTGCAGGGTAGCTGTTGGTGTGAAACCAAGAAGCGATGCCGGGTCTTCTTTGCCACGTAGTCCGATACGCACTTTACGCATACGAAACACGTCCATCAGGGTCAGCTTGAGTTCTTTTGCCCTACTAATGCCCACAGTCATGGTGTTTGCCATTGACTGAAGGACAGACGAAAACGTGATGCCAAACTTGGAGAGGTTCTTTCGCAGTTGTTCAGGGTTGAGCTTGAACATTTCTTCCAACTCGTCTACCTTTGTAGACTCGATTACCTTACCCAAGTCGATGATGCCCTTTTTGAGTAAGGCTACACTTGCAGTTGCACCAGTAAACTTCTTAATCGTGGAGTCCAACCAACTAAAGGATTGCTCCATCCAGTCACTTGATTCTTGTACTTCCAGAGGGGAAAATGTAGCACCCGGTTGAAGTGCCGTGTTCGATTTATTGAGTTCCGGTATTATCCCTTGCGCAAATATCGGTTTATTGAGTGCCTCTATCATCTTTCGATGGCGTTCTATCGTTTTCGCAGCGAATTTTTCCGGAGATACGTCGTCCATTTCTGGTATGGCAAATCCGGCATCTTTATATATTTGCGCGATAGAGAGGGCCTTTTTGCTCATTCCCTTCTGATCTCTGGCTTCCGCAAGTCTGTCGTATGCGTCTTTCAGTATCGTCAATCGGCGTGTGAGGTCATAATAGGTTCGCACTTCCCGCTTTGTGTCCGTGATGTATGATTCTCGCAATGCAACCAACCCGACAAACGCCACACCCAAGGCTACTACCGCTGCGGCAGCAATTCCCAAACCTACTATAAATGGGCCTACCATAGTCAAATTGAGTGCTACAAGAGCTTTTTGAACAGCGGCCAATCCTATTACAAACGTACCTGCGGCACCTGCAATAGCCATGAGACCACTAGCCCCAAGCGTTGCCCACTTTATGAATGTGGGGAACTTTTGTGTGACTTTTGCCAACCCGGCTGCCATGTTTGACAAGACCTGCATCAGTGAGGTAGCGGGTCCGATGAGGAACTTACCAACCTCTACTGAAGTCTGCTCGATTTGATTGTTGAAAATACGCTGCTGGTTCGCAAAGTTATCGATGGTGCGTGCCCAATCACCCTGAGCCTCGGCGGTTTGCTCCATGATCAGTTTATAGCGGACGGCGATCTTCTGCCCCTCGGTGAGTTCTTGATTCGCTTCGATCAGCCCGGTACGCAGTGCGTAGGTTTTCGCAGTGGTTTCAGAAATGATGATACCGATGCGGCGAAGGGGTTCGACTTCACCAGCCAATCCAGCCTGAATCTTGGTAAACGCCTCTTTTTGTCCAAGGTTGTACAGGGATGCCAGATCGTTTGTGAGCATAGTTAGGGCTTTCGACATCTCCAACGCCGCTCCACGACTTGCTCCGAGGGATTTGAGCATGATATTGAAGGTTCCCATGTACTTCATCAGCTTGAAGCGGGACAACCCGTAGGCTTCAGACAGAGAGAGGACTTCCGCTTTGGCATCAGCAAGATAGGTACCGGTGGTGCCCAACGCTACTTCAAACAGGTTGATGGTTTCTTGTGCGTCGGACGCGGTTTGTACGATGGACTTTCCAATCAATGTTGCTGAGGCAGCGGTAGCGACTCCAGCAACTCCGGCAGCGGTTGCAGTTGCAGCAAACCCCTTTGTCATGAACGTAAAGGACTCTTTCATTTCCGCAAGTTCACGTTGACGGCCCGCTCGTAGTTTTCGGGCGTTCGCCAAACGCTTTTTGTTTCCCGTGAGTATCGCTTTGGTAAGTAGCGTATTAGCGCGGGCCATCTTGTTAGTAGACTCAAGGAAGGCTTTCCGCATTTTTCGTGAATCGGATATGCTTTCCCGGATACCCTTGGCAAAGCCTTTTGTGTTCAGCGTGAGTGTACCGGTGAGTGCCCCAGCAGAAAATCCTTGTGTACTGCCTGCCATATTACTACCCTGCCAAAATGCTGCCCAATTTTGCTCTGTTTCGGGCGGTGAATGTTTCGTAATCGCCGAGTGACTTGTGTTCTTCAGTTTCCAGAGTGGAAAGGTATTTACCCACCTCTTCTTTTGTACCGTTTTGCGCCATTCCGATTACGCGAAACAGCATCTTCTCCTTTCGCACAAGTGACAGCCGAGCCGCCTGTAGCCAGATCTGGAGAACCCCGATGTGAGTGGAATGGAAATCTTTCTCCACAAACACACCGGGAAACTCAGACGCTATCAAACTGTAGGACTCGACTGGTCCGTAGGGTTTTCCTTGGAGATTCCCCACGCGGACGATATCTGTTCCTGTACGGATGTCCAGGTGTGCATCATGATCTTCTGCTGCAAGCGATAGTCGATATCCTTTTCGATCCGATCGATATCCCAACCCGGCATATTGTACACGGTTTCAATGAAGTGCGCAGCGGTAAATTCTGGTGCGTCATCCGGGCTGAAGACAGCGATACCCTTGACCCGACGGTCATACTCGGCCTTATCGTCACCGACCTCTTTCAGTAGGTCGGCCTTGAGTCGAGTTTCGGTTTTCTCAAGAGCTTCCGCTGCTGAGGTTTGTACCTTTTCCAAGGTGTCGCCGATAAGACGGTAGCGGGCCTCGGTCAGTAAACCGAGGGTGAAGGTGGTGTCACCGATGGAGAACCCGATTTCCGGAAAGACATCTTCCATCAGTTCGCTTGTGTTGAGTATCGCGTTGCTACTGGCCATGGTAATTCTCCCGTTGTGCATGTGAAAGTGCTACTATTCAGCTGCAGGATTCGGAGTACCCTTGACTGCCTTGTTGTACATCAACACGTCAGTAGTGGTCAACGGTGTTCCTGCGGTATTGGCAACCGACACTGGAAATGCGTTGAACACGACGTTGATGACCTGCTGTGTTTCAAAGTCGAATGGCAATTCCATGTTCACCATCGGTGCGGCAGCCGGAATGATCCAGGTCTGTGTATCATCGGTGGAAAGGGCATTGTTGACGAATGGAGTGATCGTCAATGCACCCATGTGACTGGTAGCCGCAGTCCCGGTGTCCTTTTTCAACCCGTAAGGGGCTTGGATATACATTTGATTGTCGGGAAGGAAAGCCTCAGTTACGACCCCTTCTACAAATTTCGCGTGAGAAAGCAATGCGGCCAACTTACCAAGACCATAGTCTTGTGGTGTGGTTGTGGCCGCGTCATCCGGAAGCGTGAGATCGCATTCCAAACGAAGCTGTGCGCCGGTGATCAACTGGTTGACGATGGTGGTTCCAGTACGCCCTTTACGCAAGTCGGACTGCTCTTCTTCGTAGAAGATGCGGGTACCGGTGAGTGCCTCGCCGAGATCGTAGTCTACGAGGTTTTCATTCGTTGCGTCGGGGCCGTTCCAACTGAGGTTGCACGGTCCCATATCTGTGAATGCGCCTATATTAGCCATGGTCTATTCCTCCGATTTTACGGATTGTTGATGGTTGCCCGGAAGTTCTGAACGAACTGATGCCGGGCGGACGACTCATCACGACCGATGTCGGATGGTTGTTGAATTGCGATACATGCGATAACGGTGTACGTGGCCGCCTCCGATTCGCCAGAAGTGATGTCAAAATTCGTCCTCCCGTGAAGCGCATCATTTACCAAGGCGGCCAAGTTTGCCGCAGTATAGTAGTCTGCTGCTGCTGCCAACACCTGAAAATGCCAATGGTACTCTTGCGTGATAGTCGGTTCACGAGTACCGCCATAGGGCGAACTGAGTAAGACATACGTTGCACCAGAATCAATCGACGTAGGCGGATACCCGGCATACAGGTTTTTCGATGCGCCTGTTACCGAGACCCCGGTAACGTTATCAGATACCCATTTCGTCATTGCCTTGATGAACATGGTTACCCCTTCAGTTCCTTCTTGATCGCGTCTGCGATTATTTGGAAGTAGGTCTTGCCACGACCAAACAATTTTGCTTCAAGAAACTTGTTGCCAGCACCTGATCGTTTGAAGTTTGCCGGTACTTCATGATGACGGGCTGCGTACTTGGTGAACATCGCATACACCCCGACGATACTTCCTTGCATTGCCGCACCACCAATGCCTACAGATACCGTTTTACCCTCTTCACCAGCAGACGGTAACTCTTGCGGTGGCTGCTGTGTGGCATCGTTGTGGCCAACCGGGAGTGCTTGTGGCTCCGATGCCAGCTTACCATCTACGTAAAGGCCAGTGTTCGCCCGTAGTGTTCCCTCATCCAGTGGCACTTTCGGCTCGATGTTGTCAACGTCGTTATCCAGTTGAAGCAACGCCTGAAGCATACCATTGCGTGCACCTTTGACCGTTTTGGCCACCGATTTTTTCATACCACGGTCGAAATCCGAGGTGTCGAAATCAGACAAAGAACACCTCTCTATCCGTCATGTTCCACGCCCCGAGATCGCGTATCAGTCGAATGGTATAAACATCCGTATACTTGCCACTGGCGAACCCAAACGCTACACGCATAAGTGGCGTAATAGCAATCTGCGTGGTAATACCGATCTTGCCTGTCATCGTGGTCAACTCACCCTGAAAGTCTGACAGTATCCGTTTCTGGAAATCGACCATTACACGGGCTGCCACTACTGAAGTTGTTGTGATCTCACCAAAGTCAGACACCCCATCGGTAAGAAACCACGCATCGCGGTTAGCATAACTTTCCATCATGACGTGACCCCAAGTTTCTTCTTGTAGTCGGCGAAACTGGTCACCACATCGTCAGAGTTGCTAAAGTCCATCAAGGCATCGTATTGTGGCAATTCCCTTATGGCCGACTCAGTCCACCAGAGATACGAGCAGACGCAATTCGGGTGAAGCGGGAACCTGACCGCCAATCGTGGAAACCGTTTATCATGTCCAGATAGCGAATACACCTTACCGGAATACGGCTGACATTTCGGACACGCCGCATCGTGAACATCGATCTGCACCAAGTCTAACCCAGCATTCACACCGGTTAGCAGCATTGCCTGATTCGCCGCAGCTTTAATCCGGGTGCGCGTTACCATCTCAGCGTAGTACTCTACGTCGTAAACTCGACCAGCCGAATCGACAACTTTACCGTCGGATATCCTGGTCTTCAAATCACTAACGATACCGGAACTGATATCCCGTCGGCGCGCACCGGTACCTAAACCATCGGCAATCTTTTTCGTGATCCGGTCATTCTGCGTCACCCTCTGCTGTGCTGCCAGGGTGTACTGACTGGTGTACTTCTTCATACCCGCCACATTGTTCAACAAATCCAGAGTCAGTTGCATGGCGGTGGTTGCTGAGGACGACGTGATAGCCGTTGAGGTCAACTTTGGGATAGTTGTCACACCCAATAACTGGAGACGTTTCTTGGCTACACTGTGACCGATGCGCGCCGAGTTATCGATAGCTTTCGCCGCAACCTTGCGCGTCTTGGCATTCAGTAGGCGTAACTCGTTTTCCAAGTTTGCCAGAATGCCGGAAAAGTATGCTCGACGTGGATCGGTCGTTTTCATACCGAGGGAGATGGAGCGGAGCCTACCCCATGCTGCCACATATATCGCCACGATCGCTGCGACGGTTTCCTCTTGGCTGAGGTCTCCGGCTACCGATTGTAGATCCGTTGACGGTTTACGTAGTGGCATCTTCATCCCTCGCGACGTAGATCAAGTATGCGTAGTCGGCGTTTACCAAGTCACCCAGGTAACCGGAGGCGCGTGGTGCCAGTATGATCGATGCAACCTGATCGTAGGGGCGGTATTCCTCTTTGAAAATACCGGCTTTCGTGACACCTTGGGCTTGGAGTGCCAATCTCCGGTCGACGGCTGACCCCTGCTGCAGATACATCAATGCCTGTTCGGACTGTGCCCACCCCATTTCATCGGTGGCTGTGGTGGGAAAACTGAACAACCCCGGTGCATTCAGATCCCTGTAGGCTTGGATCAGTGTGGCAGACTTTGCCGCATCTGTAGTCGCAATCCAGAGGCCTTCCACGTCATACCGCTCATCGGTAAAGTAGGTGTCAGCCTCGACCAGTGTGATCCATGAATTTGTGCCTACATCGATCGACATTTAGCGTCTCCAGTGTGTGGAGGCACCTGATACCCCAACGGGAAAGTATCAGATGCCCCTCTATACGCGGGGTAAAGTGAGAAACCCCCGCGACAATACCTATGCAACGGCGCAACGGACGACCTGATTGGTGTCTCCGATTGCTGCAGCATGGCGCATACTACCTACCCAGACCTGTGAGTTGGAAATAACGTCGGACTGTGTGTCAACACGAAGATTCTGACGGTTACCACCGACCAACTTGTTCTTCGGCAAGATGACATAATACACATCAGTTGCCGAGAGCATGGTCGAGTAACGTGGGGTCACGCGGTAGGATACCGCTTTTTCAGAACCACCGGAATCCTGATAGTTATATGTCAACGCATGCTTGATGCGAGAGTGCAAACTATAGGGGGCCAAAACGATAAACTCGGTGCCAAGACCGATTACCGTGGACGTGCCTGTCATGGCGTTGATGATCTGGAGTACTGCGGTGTTGATCGTCTTGGCATCACGTAGTGCAGCATCATCAGTAGACACGCCACCCCACCCGACATCGCCACCAGCACCTACCTCATCGATGAGGTCATAATGGGCCTGGGCACGATCTTGTGCCGCCTTGTTGCGGAAGTCGGTCGACTGGTCTTCGAGATCGTAGAACTCATTGTCTTCCAGTTCGGTGAGATCCCACCCGAGGCCACCGGTGTACCGGTCGAACTTCACGTACATCTGCTCACCAGATGCCGTGTAGATTTTCGCGGCTTCACCGGGAACCGTGAGCGAGAAAGACAACCCGGTCTTGGTCACGTTGAGGTTGAAACCGGTCTTTTTCGTGTACGTGTAGTCACGGATATGGAAGATTTCCTGATACGCCGTGTCATAGGTCGGCATATTCCTGAGTGTTGGCCAATTATCCAGTGCCTGTGCCGGAAAGTCACCCAGAGTTGCGGTGTGCATTGCGTGCATTCGCTGTGCGCCGATTGTGGCAATGGCGGCATCTGGCTGCTGAAGCCACTGAGTCATAGCCCCCTTGGCGTTATGCATGACCGTGGCGGATGTTGCATCACGGGGGTTGAGAACAGCGTGGCGAATTCTCGCCCATGCTGCATCATTGAATACAAAAGGGGTGTTCATTTTTATCTCCTACGATGTAAATGCTGAAGTTGCCAACCGCGATCAAGTGGCGGACCAAGAATATGTGAACTGAATGTCTGCTGACGTGGTTCCGGTCAACGTACTTCCGGTGACCGTGACTTGGAGACCCTCATCGTCGCCCAAGGGTGTGTCGAAGCCAGCACCACTGGTAACACCCGTGTCAAGAGGACCGTATGAACCAACGATGTCGGTGTCAGCCGCAGCAGCAACCGCCACTTTAACAACCGCTACCGGGCTGGTAGCCGTGTCTTCGAAATCGAGGGTAGTGGCACCAGCCGCGATACCGTGAAACATGAACCGGTAACCGTGGATGGTCAGTGCCATACCAGTCACACCTGCGATCAATACCTTACCGGCATTCAGTTCAGTAACCGTGGCTGTGGTGGAAAGTACACGAGCAACACCCGTCTGGTCCTGCAAGATACCTGCGCCACCGGCGAAATCGATCTCCAGTGAGGCTGCGGACGATGCTGGCTGAACAAGGACCGTTCCAAGGAAGCGGAACGCTCCATTGGACGAGGTGGCAGAAGCTTTGAGGGTATCCGGATCAAGATAGACCGCGCTTCCCTCTTCGAAGTTGCTTCCGGATGCACTCTGGCAAGGAAACAGATAGTTTCTACTGGAGTAGATAAATGCAACATCTTCAGTCGCATCCTGATCTTTGTAGGCGATTCCAACGGAATCTTCGATGAGTGTCACATCACCAGCATCCACATCCCCAGCGGGAGCGGCATCTACGAACGAGTGGGTACGCACCCCATCGATTCTGTTGTTGAAAGCATTTGTGCTGTCGGTGAAAGGCATGGCTTTATCTCCTGTTTACAGTGGTTACTCTTTGATGGCGAGTCCGGCTCCGGCGATCTGCTGCGAAACTGCGGCAAATTCCGGACTGACAAGGTCATTACCGGTCGGGGACAATTCCGGTGGTAGGCCGTCATTCACGGGTGTTTTTCCCGGTGGGGCTACCACTGGTGTTTTGATTGGTGGCGTGATGGTATTCGGATCTCCCGGTACCACGGGGGCATCTTCAGTCGGTAGCCCGTAGCTATCCATGACTGTCTGCTGTCCGGTATACCATGTTTGCAGTTCAGCCTTGATCGCTTCCGGGGTGGTACCCTTGATATCCAAGCCGGTCAACTGGGTGTCGATGAACTTCTGACGATTTGCCGGCAACTTGGTGTCGCCGATCACCTCGGCCAGTGTATCTTTCAACGTTGCTTTGGTCAGATTGCCGGTAAGGGTGCCGATCTGGGTTTCCAATTCAGCAATCTTAGCTGTGGACGCTGTATCACGTTCCGTGGCCATACGCTGGGCTGAGTCAGCGGCGGTCTGGTAGGCTTGTGTCTTTTCCGCAATGGCGGCTACCACATCAGCGTCTGCCAGAAGGGTTTCTTTACCGAATAAAGTTGTCAGGGTAAACTTACCGTCGGCGATCGCTTTGAGAATCTGTTCCTGAGTCATCGTGTCCTCTTCCGTTGTTTGTAGTGCACGAAACATCCCCCACATAGTAGCACCCTCGAAGCCGGGTGCGTCTATTTTGGAAGACGATATTGTCAGTGCAGGGATTGAATCTATGCCGGTAGCGATATACCCCTGACCACTGGGATCTTCCACCGCTGTCAAGTTAGTCTCGATGCTCGCGATATCCAGATGGTCATCAATGTGGGCTGGTAAGATGTGAACTGCGGCGACCGCGTGTTCCTTGCCTTCTTTTTCGATTACCCCGGTACCGACCACTTGGCCTACCTGTATCCGCTTCTCGTTTGCCTTGGTAGAATGCTGAAAAAAGACTGGGGTTTTCGGCTTCATCTTGGCCGCGATCTCGTAAATCAACCCTTTCATGTAGAGCATGGCGGATTTGACATAACTCTCACCTTTTTCCGCTTTAAACGACCCGTCAGCGATGCCTTCGTGGCCTACCGAGTAAGCCTTGATCATCGGGTTCGAGTCAGTCTTTTTGATCTCCGCAATGGTAACCGCGTCCATGATGGTTTCAATCTCAGCTTGATCCATGGATGCATGCACTGCCTGTAGACGTATAACTTTAAGCATCTACCTGTTCCTCTACACGTTTCCAGTCGTTTGGTATACCCGTGGCAAAACCAAGGCCCAAAAACTCATGCTTTTCGCTCATTTTGATTTTACCCAGAGGGATAGCTGAGAAGTCATGGGTGTACACCGCCATCAACTGACCATCCGGTTTCTGGTAAACTGCTGGGATACCGAGTGTCAAATCCGAAACCTGCGCGAGCAATTCAGATGCTGCGTTGTAATAGATGGTTTCCCAGCTTGCCGTTTTACTGTTTTTATGCCAGAGTTTCATACCAGACTTCCCGTGTTACGTTGGGCCACTGGCACCGATGCCAGTATATGGACCTACCCAGGTTGGATCGTTTGTATCACTTCCAGAAGTGCTACCAAGTTGAGCATTAAAGCCATTACCTGATTTATCATTGCATATCTGACCACTTCCTGGCAGCATCGGGTAGTACACCAGCGGGTTCTCGTCTTGGAGGTCTTTCTTGAGACCGATGCGGCACACGTCGGCAGAGTCCCACACGTCAGATGAGAATATTACCTGTGCGACTTCACCCTTATTCGGGTTTGAGATTGAACCATTCGCCCATCCTGAACCAATAGAGACTGCGTTAGCCTTGACCGTTGCATCGTCTACTACGTCCTTCCACCACGCGGTGAGGTTAGTTGAATCATCGAATACACCTGTATCAGGCACGCAGTCGATGAAGAACGACGGAGTGGTACCGTTGTGTGATATTGCAATGTGATGCCATGTGTCTACCGATACCTGACTTGTTCCCGTCCATTTCCATTGGGTTGCGCCGTCTACAATGCAGTAGACTATGATGCCCCGATAAAAATTACGGATCATAATTGTCGTGCTGCTCGATGTCGTCGCCGCAAGACTTAATGGGATACACTCGACCGCACCTGTTATGATGTCCGCCCACACAGCCATCGAGCCAGTCGTCTTACCTGACAACGCTGACACTGCACCCGTTGATATTGCGTAGTCATCACCGTCGAAGTTTAACGCCCAGAATGACGTGATGGGTGTGGTGGTCGCTCCATTACCACCGGCTTTGGTTAGTCTTGTGCCCAGACCTAAACCCGGCATACGGCTACTCCAACTCCATAATGTACATCTGACCGTCGGCAGATTCGCGTTTTTGTGAAATCCTATCGACACCAGAAACAGGGATTTCTATTACCTGGTTGGCTGGGAGCAAGAAGTCAGTGTCTGCTACGTCTCCAGTAGCGGCAAACAACACGTAGCAAGCTGATGTGCAGTGAAACAGTAGCGATCTTGCCGTGCCGGAAAACCCGGTTACCGCAGTGGCACCAGTCACAATGGCCGACTTGATGTTGGCCGCAGAAGTCACCGTATTACGAGATGCCGACTGGATATCCAGTGTACCGGTATCGGTGGCTATGATCGTTGCGGCTGAGATAGCATTGAGTATCGCATCGCTGGTAAGGATATCTTCAACCAGATAGTTGTCGCCAAGATCTACCGTGTCACCAGCACTCAGATAGTTACCCGGGTGCAGTGGTGTGGAAATCTGTGTCACCGTGGCCACACCGGTCAACGTGGTGGGTTTTCGTGCTGCTACTCGCTGAATGAACGTGGTCAATGTCAGGGTCGCCATATCTATTCTCCCTCAACCGCGCCATTGGGCAGTTGTGAATCCGGTTCCATCGTAAGCAGTAGGGCTTGTTCAGCTTCCATCTCTTCTTTGATCAACGCCATCTCTACCTTGGGATCGATCCCTGGTATCATGCGAATCGCAGTCTGTTTGGACATGAGTCCCATTTGCTTCAGTTGCCCGTAAACGTCGACAAGCTGCTCAAGCTTTTGCTTGGATACCTGCGGGAAGTCAGCCGTGATAGCTTCGGTGTTGAACTGTTTATCCTCTGGCCGCGTTTCGTTGGCTATCGTCAGTACACGGGAAAACAATGTTTCCATGATACCTTGCCAGATTATCCGCTCGTAGACCGTGGCAGCAGTGACGGACTCCATGAGATTTTCAGCGGTAGACCGGTTGGACATCAAGTCGGGGTAACCAAGGAAGTGAACCGGGACACCACAGGTGCCAGATATCTCTTTGACGTAGGTCTCTACCAGTTGGCGCGCACCTTCGAGACCACTGAGGTCAGCCGATACCATACTGAAATCACCGGTACTGACGATCGCTTTACCGAAGGTCCAGTTACCACCGTCGATAGCGGTTTTTATTTTCTTGGCAGCCTCGGGCGTGTCAGCGTGGAAAAATGGGGTGGGACTGGCGGACAGGTTAATGATCGATCGCCAATCATTCAGCGTCTGCTCCATCTTGTCCAGCATACCGAGAACATGTGCAAGTTTCGACTGCTGTGGTTGTGATGGTAACGCGACCCGGTTGGAGAAACCTTGGAATACGAAGTTCGGCGGGTACACGGTTACGATGTTGGAACCAGTGCCAATCGTGGTTGACGCATTGCTATTACCGTCAGAGTAGTACTTTACCGAAGTGGCGTTTTCGTAATCACCAGCGTCAGCCGTAACTTCGTATTTGAACACCAACCATGGCATCATTCGAACACGCGGGTATGGGTTACTGGTATCCGGATCAAGTATGACGGCGAAGAACTGACCTTCTATTTCAGTTTCCCGCGCCCACGTCTTTACACTCTCATCGAGATCATCGAATTCGGCAAACTCAAGAATATACTGTAACTCGTCTTCAGCGGTACCGGGGATTTTTTCGCGTATCGCGATACCCTCGCCGGTAGTGAAAGCGGCGCGCACGTCTACCAGGTTACCGATCAACAGGTTGCCGAAGTCTGCAATACCATTATACCGATCGGACAGCGCCTGAGTGGCTTTGGCATACGTTTTGTAGGTGTTGGTGTACTGGGGGTTTTTATCGGAGTCGGAATCGGTATCAGTTACCGCATCAGCCATGTGGAATGCTGACATACGTAGAAAACCGCTAACCGTGTCTAATGTAGATCGTAGGCGTGTTGACATATCCATGAACGGTATCCTCCGTGTGACCAGAGGATACTCACCAGCAACCGCTTATGTCAACTTGGCATCACGTTGGCATTGGATGTGCCAAAGAAGTCGTCTCCGTCGTTGTCTGCGACCTTCCACATGGTAAAGTAGCGTACTTCATCCATACAATGGTCATCTTTCTTCAATGGTTTACCGTCACGGGACTTATAGGTACTGAATTCCCGAATGACGTTTTGACACCTGCTGCTGAACCCGATCTTGGGTGGGCCTTTCATCGGAGCCAAGGCGTTCTTTACCGCATCCAAGCCTTCATCGTAGGCATTATTCGCCCGGGTCATTTCAATACCGGCGTGGCCCCAGTCGGTAAACAGATCTGGTCTGGCCGGGTCAGCTACCACCCCTTTGATCAGTTTCCACCAACGTCGTTCTCTTGCCATTTCCATAATGACAGTATTGGATGTTTTGGCTTTGAACACTTCATCTACGCGGACCCACATGTCCAACTCGGGGTCATTTTGCCACACCCCGACCGAAAACGGTGCATCTCCACCCCAGTCAATCGATAGGTAGACGGGACGCTCATAGTTCACCGGGTATTCACGCAGAATATGTTTCTCCGGGTCATACTGGTCTTCGTACACCGTGTCGCCGAAACCTACCTTGATGCACAACCACTCCCGTTGAAATACTTCGAATGACAAGGTTAGCAGTTTGGCTGAAAGGTCGGCTGGTTGATAGTAGCCGTCTGCCCCTTTGACTTGTGGACCGGGGCATATCGATGACAACGGGCATGTGGAACACTCATACACACCGACGCATGACGCGATACATTCCCAGATGCAGTACTTGTACAGCTTGTACAGTTGGTTTTTCTTCGCCATCTCGATGGCAGCATCCATGAGGCCTACTGCTTGATGGTTGGTACTCCAAATATGGATGGATGCTGGTATACCGTAGTTTGCCTGCGGTTGTGATAACGCCGACTGATATATCGCGTCTTCCATCTCATCCAGTTCATCCAGATGCAACGACTGCGGGTGTGGTCCACGTACCGCTTTCATGGATGCTGTGAGGATGTTTACCTGGGAGCCGTTTTTCCATTGTGTCCGGTGCACCTCGGGATCTTTCACCAGCACCTTGTCGCGTAAACCGGTGATGTCCCAAAAGCCATCCATTGCCGCATACGCCAACTTTGACTGCTGTTCACTCGCGCCGAGAATGTTGGTTTGCATTTTTTTGAACAGGTTGGACTTGGTGAAGATGATCAGTCCGGCACCGTAAGTTTTTGAAGATCCACGGTTTGCCCATGTGATGGTGTAATTCTGTTTTCCGGTTAGGATATCGACAAACACGTCACTCTGTGGGCAATGGTCGGGCTGGTTACAGATTTTCTTGGTACCGATGACAGGTTCGCGGAAAGCTGAAACATACTCCATCACGTCTGCTTGGCATTTGAACGCATTTTTACCTTTCGACAAGTAGTGCTGAATCATCTTGGGACCGGCCATGTCTACACAAGTGTGAACTGCGTCCACCTTTTCTTCTGGTGTCACTTGGCATCCTCTATTTCAAACCCGGCCTGACCCTGTGATGCTTTACGTGCAGCATGGAAAAGCTGTGTCCGCTCTTCTTGCGGGTACTGCATCAACTCTTGGAATGCCTCATCGGACTCATCCCGTTTAATGGATGACAGTAGGGCTGTCTGGGTCTTCATGAACTTCTCGTGGACCATGCCGAGTTTCGCAAGATCTTCTACTGATGAAATCTCGAACTTCAACTCTAACTTGGGTTCACCATTGACCATTTTAACCTTGTATGCCTGGAGAAACGACTCCTCGATCGCTTCGATCTTCTGATCCATACCGGTGATGCGTTCATTCTGACGGCGAAGTAAATCCATGTCACTGGATTCGATGGCTTTCTTCTTGAACTCGTAATCGCGCTGTTCGGCTTCACGCTCCCATTGGAAATCGGCCAACCATGCCCGCATCTTGGCGGCGGCTCGGTTTATGTCTTCTTCATTGAAACCGGGTTCTAGCAGGTGGACGGCCAAGTCAGGCATATTCGGCTGCCCGAGACTATACCACGTTTCGAAGGCACGGACTTGTTCATCCGTGCCCTCATTTTGCAGATCCTTCGCTTTACCCAGTGGTTTTTTCCGCGTGCCCGGCGGTCGGCCCCTTTTTTTCACAGCCGGTTGGATGTTTCTTGCGCCCTTGGGTCGACCTTGGGGCTTGGCGGGTTTACTTTTCTGGGTTGTATCGGACACTTTCTGCCCTCTCCTTTTCAGGTGATGCGGCAGTGAACGCATCTTCCACGTCCTGTGGTGACAGTCCCAAGTTTCCGGTTAGATGGTCTCGGAGTAGACCACGGTTGAATGATGGTGCCATAGTCTCAGGGATGTGCGACAGTGTACCGGAACCTGGTAACAGCACCGAGGTGTCCAACTCTGCCAGAATCGGTGCAGCGATCGCATTCGCCTGTTCAACCAACGCATCGGCCTCTTCCTTCAGCGCGTTTGCCCGATCACGTTTCTCGAATGCCACTGCGAGTCTTTTTGTCTTCCGTGTGACCGGTAGATCACTGAACAACTTGACCGGTTTCTTCTTCGCCATGTTACCCTTCTTTCCGTTTGCGCTTCATCCTGGTGATTCCAGGATTCACTTTTTTGGCCGCTTCGTACCCAGTTGCCCAGATACCATGATACTGGTTTACCCTGCCGTTGATAAACCCAGGTTCAGGATTATCCGTTATGTAGCCTCCGCGTAGCCAGCAGAGCCACCCTTGTGAAAACGATGCCCGTTCGAGCATCGATATCATCATCTTCGGATATTGCGGATACTCATGTACCTGCCCACCCTGATCTACGTCGGGGGCGAATACGCCTTTAGATCGCGCCATGTCATTGCTACCTCCACGTCACACTCGATCGGGACATCCAGTTGCACCGCGTTTTCCATTATGAACTTCAGTGGATTTACAATCGAATCCAAGTTAACTTTACCCACTTCAAACAAGAGCTCATCGTGTATCTGGATCAATGGCCAAAGGGTAACCCCATGGGATAACTGGTTCAGGTAAAACGGTGTCACCTTATCCATGGCAATTTTCAACACACCTTGAGCAGAAGACTGAATCGGCATGTTAGTCGCTTGACGTAGACCGGCGTTGACAATCCGATCGTGAACACTGAACACCTCTGGTATCCAACGGCGACGACCAAACATGTCGACCACGAAACCCTTCCGTCTAGCAAACCCCCTGATCGTTTCGATCCACCTGGCCACACCAGGGTAGAGCTTGAACCACTCTTTTCGAAATGACTCACAGTCGTCTTCAGACCAGTCCAACCCCTCTTCATCCATGCTTTTCTTCAACCCGTATGCCGTAGCACCGTAGAAGATTTGAAAATTCATCGTTTTGCACGGGTACCGGTGTTTCTTCGGGTGCACGTCCTCGGCTGGAATGCCGAATACACGACTGGCAGTGTAGGTATGAAGGTCTTCACCATTCCGATAGGCTGATAGCATGTTTTCGTCACCAGATATGTGAGCACCCACGCGCAACTCGATCTGCGAGTAATCGATCGACAAAAAGGTGCAACCTTCCGACGGGACAAAGCCAGACCTGATCTCTTGGCCTTCATCAGTCTTCTGGGGAATGTTCTGAAGATTGGGTCGAGATGACGATAGACGGCCAGTTTCCGTTCTGGTAATGTTGAACGAAGTGTGTATCCGGTCATCCATGTCTGCCACGTCAGGCAGATTTACGTAAGTGGACAGTAGTTTACCGAATTTCCGACATTCACTTACGGATTTTGCGATCTCAGAATGCTGCCCCCACAGTTCCAGCTTATCCGAGGTGACCGATATCACCCCGTCCATGGGAACCTTTCCCTCGTTGACCATAGCTTTTACCACCTGCGGTCCAGATCCAGGGTTGACATGGTAGCCAGTACACTGGTCCAACTGCTGTGTAAACGAAAACAGTTTACCGTTGAACTGCCTGTCCAGTGACTTGAAATGTTCCCGATCTACCTTGATTCCACGGGTTTGCATATCCGATATCATTCGAAGAGTCGCGGTGTCTACCTGTTCGATTTCCGCCAACCCTTCGGTCTCGATCTGTTCAGACAAGACATTGAACACCCTGAGTGTCACGTCAGCATCTCTGGCAGCGTAGGGTATTGCCAGTTCCTCGGGAACATCATCGATCCAAGCTAACGGCATCGATCCAATGGCTGACTCTACCATGGACCGCCCGTCTTCCGGTGCTACCAGACCCCATCGGTGGCGTAGATCTACCTCGTCGCCTTTCTTTTCCATGTCGTTCAATATCCGCTGTGCCCGCTTATCAGGTTTGGCGGGTGTGCGAATTTTCAACTTCCCATTGGTCGCATTGCGTACCGGATAAGCTGCTGGTTGATCCCACTCGGTAACCGCTACCTGTTGCAGGTAGGCCAACTCTTTACCTCGGCTGTAAGGCCCGACCATGTCACTGTATGACAGCATCCGTTCACCGAGTAACCGGTAGGCGAGGCTTTTCAACGCTTGTGGGTAGCGACCGAGCAGGTACGACTGGATAATCGTGTCACGGATAGCCTTGGGTCTGACGTTATCCGCATCCAGTTTCGGCAAGTCGGCCAAGGCATGGTGAAACACCACCTCCACGTCATCGGCATTCAGTATCTGATTCATGGCCTTGACTACCTTGGGGTTACCGCCGGAGCCAACCCGAACCACCAGACCAGTATTCGGTTCACAACTCAGCGAGTAACACCAGGTTTCCTTATCGGTCCACTCAGTATCGCAACCGATCACCGCCGCATCACCGAAACCCATGTCCCAGAGATCATTCGGACTGGTTGCCAATCGGTAGTCGCGTTCACGCTCTACCGGCATTACAGATGTCCGAGGTTTCACTTTACCCTGTAATGCCTGACTGACCACGTAGAAGTCATCCATAATGTGCATCATGTTACTGGTAACCTTCATACCACCGGCAGGGTCATAGCATGGCACAATGATCGGCCCGTCCACGTCTAACTGAAACGGGATACCGTGTACGTCTTCCACATTGGCCTTGGGCGACTTGAGAAACCACTGGATAGCAACCCTACCTACGGCTGCGATGACCAGGGGTTCGCACACCCGTAGCTCTTCTTCCAACGTGGGTGCCCACTCTTCGATCTCCGTTATCGTGGGTTTGCCCTTCTTGGCCGATTTCTCTTTCACCAGATTGGTAAGGTAGGCTGTGTCACGGTCAATCTTGTGGGCAACCAGGTAATTAGTCAACTCGTGGCCGGGACCGCCTGAAAATGGCCTACCGGTCGCCACGTCTTCCATGCTTGGCACATCTCCGACGATCATCAGATCCGCAGGCAGTGGACCGTAGCCGTAAACTGCCATTACGCCCCCTCTGCGTCTTCCAACGCCGTCATCTGCTCCATTGCTTTACAGAGATCGGTTACCCCGCCGCGTGACGCTGCCAAAGACGCGAGCGGATGCCAGCCGGATACGCCGGGGTCGGTGAATTCAAACTCCATCAGTACCCCGTTGAACTTGGTCGGTGTGAGGATACCCCGCAACGACGTTAACCTGCTGGACAACAGCGTGACGCTTTGCGCTTTTTTCCCACGATACATAAGACCCTGTCTCCGTTTCTCATAACCAGCCATCAGTTGAGCCGGATGCAGGCCAAAAAACTCCGCCATCTGGCAGACCGAAATTCCCATTTTCCGTTGCTCACTCGAGGCCATCTTGTTCACCACGTCTAGCGACATACCGGATTCCAAAGCAAACACAGCCAAGTTGCTGTTACGTTTCGGGTATTCAACAGCGTAACTGGTTATCCATAAGGCCAGCAAACCTCGGATCACCTGCACGTCTATTGCGTAGTGTCCTTTCGGTATGGTGTAACCGGACATCCTCTATCCTTTGCTTCCTGGTGTTTCTGTTTCACCGCAGGCGTAATCATCATATGGCAATCGTGACACAGTACTGTTAAATCGTAAATACGCTCTTGATACCAACCACGGTACCTATTGTGGTGTACTTCGAGATTTTCTGTTGCTGCACATAAAGCACACCGATGATTGGCCAGATCTAAAGCCACTTTCCGAATTGTCTTCCAATGGGCAGAATTCATGTATTCTGAATACTTTTCCCTTGTAGTGCGTTTACGCACTTCTTCGCTGTCACCTTGCCGACTCCTTCTATTGCTGCCCATGTATCAACGTCTCCGTTCACCATCTCAAGCACTGAGTCAAATGTTTTGTCCACTTCTACTGCCCGTTTAATACCGACACCAGGCAACTCTACCGCCATCCGAAAGACCAGACTCGGGTTTGCCAGTGCTACTGGTATATGCTTCGCGAGATGTGATTTATGCTCGTCATACCGTTTACTCACCCACCAACCGTGCAAGTTGATGACGGCCCTTACGGTCTCATTCGGGCTACCGGTCTGTATTACTGAGGTGCCGAAGAATTCCCGAATCGTCTGCAGATAACCGAGTAGCTCTGAGTAGAGAAATTCCCGGTTTCCGAGACTGATATTATGCCAACCACCCCGGTAGTAATGCTGAATGAACCCGGAGTCTGAGCACTTCCACACACCCTCGATCACCAGGTAGACCCGGTGACACATTCTGGTAGCCACTTTCAACTGGTGCCCCTGTAACCGGTTACTCGCCATGGATGATAGCATATCCGTAATCCGTTTACGCTCAATGCCAATCCGGTATGGCATACCTTGGGGTCCATTTCCAACGAAAGACATGTCACCATAATCAAATCGCCGTAACCTTGCTGTCCCGTTTGGAAACAGGGGGAACAATTCCTTGCTCCCAATCCTGTCATCCACGTCTATCAAGTTTCCCTCAGCTTCTCTACTGCTGCCATGATGGCCTCTTGGATAACCCTGATGGTATCCTGACCATTCTTGACCGCACCCTTCACCTCGGGATACTCGTAATCTTTATTCTTGCAGGTGGCTGAGAACTTTCGCGGCTTCCCATCGGAATTCTGATCCAGTGAAATGACCCACTGATTACTGTAGATCGTCTGCCGGTAGATCATTTCAAAATCCCCATTCTTTCAGGTTTGCCTTTGGGTACGTCGCCATGACCAGGGACAGAAAGTTCGACATCATACCCTCGAATTCCATCTCATAGGTCTTATGGTTGACTCCGGATGACAAGACTGTGGTGATGAACTCACCCGAATCACCCATGGCCCCAGGTCGATACATGTGCTTCAGATTGACCTGTACCTCACTGGGTAGATCGCGGTAGCCGGACCGTTCATAGTTACCGAACCAACTGCTTTTCTCTTGGGCAACGCCCATTTTGAACTCGCGCTTCACCCGGTGAATGAAGATCGCATTGACTTTGTCGTTTCTCGGGTCCGACAATGCTCGGGTGATGACGTTCATGTCGGCGTATACCGCACCGTATGCCTGTGGCATACCACCTTGGGCAACACCGCGCCGAGCACGCGACAGGTTATACAGTTCAGTAGCCGTGTCGAATACAATGGTGCGGAAAGCCGGGGTGTGGTTCTTTTGCCATTTCCCGCTGATCGGATCTTTGCCGATCGTCGACAATACCTCATCGTGTAATTCATCCCAGATAGCGGACGACCCGGCTTTATCACCAGCATCGTATTCGAAATGCAAATGCTCTACTTTCTTGCCGGTTTCCACCGTATCGGATAAGGGACCGATGTAACTCGAATCGCTCTCTATATACAAAATGGGTCCAGGTGCCGAAAGGGCAAACTTAGACTTGCCAGACTTCTCTCTGCCCTCAGTGCAAACGGTCAACCTGCTAGGTCTCATCACTACCGCATTCATTTTCGTGATACCGGCCATCTATACCTTACCTCCTGCTTTTGCATTGTGCATCGTGTAGTCCTGATGACACCACAAGAAATCCAAAAGCATTGGGTTACCGTCTACCCACCGGTATATCACCAACGCATTACCCCAGTCCTCTTTACCAGATAGGTAAGCTGTGTCTACACCCGGTACCACTTCAACCACATAGCTTATATGTGGCACTTCTATTGCAGCTGAACGAGTTAATCCGTCGGTGTTCAATTGCATTAGCATCTCGTACACTTTGGCGGTCTCTGCTGGTGTCAGCGTCTTGGTGTTTTCGTGAATAGCCGCCAACTCTGCCAAGTAATTCATTACATTTTCCCTCTCGCGTGTAATCGGTTACACATATCAGTCACCGCCCCCTTGGTCCAGTCTCCGGTGAACACAAGCACTATGTGTTTGCTCTCGTCTTTCCATGTCCAAGCTTGCGCTACCCAACCCGTCTCTGTGCATTTTACCACTTCATCAGCTTGCGTATCTGTGTACCATACTGCTTCTTTGTCTGCACATTTTACCACTTCACAAGCTTGGGCATTTGTATGCCATACTGCTTCTCTGTCTGTTTTGTTCATTGAAAATGCCATATAGCCAATGGTCACTTTCATATCGCCATTCAACTGATGCAGTCGGCGATTCTCACCTTCCACCGGTATCTCTGTCATCATAGCCAACCTCTTGCCTTCCCTTCTCCAAGCAGCATATTCCACAGCATTTCCAACTCCGCATCTTCGAACGTGAGTCGCCGCACCCGATATGGCACGGGCGGATCTTCTGGCGGTACATCATTCCACCGCCACGGCGCGCCCTCTTTCAGATAGAGTATTCGCATCACGGTCGACTGGACATCGTAACCGATCTTCCGCAGCATGTAGGTGTATGCCTTCACCTGCGCCATGTAAAGCCAACTCAACTCCGGGTCTTTCTTCGGCGAACCCCAGGTTGACTTGTACTCCTCTAGCACCCAGGCACCATCTTCATACTTCAACCCGTCGGGCGATGCCAAGATACCCATATACTCGATCTCTGCCGGTCGTGCCGCCATACGTCTACCAAACGCATACTCCAAAGCCTCTTCCCAGAGAAACCCAGTGGTAAACCGGGCCCGAAGTTCCAGGGGCAGCTCAGGTCGAGCCACCCCCGGTTCCTTCACAATGTCGCCGGGCAGAAGTTTGAACCGGATCGCGTATGCACGTATCAAGTCGGACACATGCAAACCTTCACCTCGAGGAGGCCCTGAATCTTGCCAGGGAAAATCCTCATGTAGTTCTTCAGCCGTCATTGCCTACTCCGAGAAATAGATGCCGTCTTCAACGACCCACCACTTACTGTCGACACCCTTCTGCAGAAACTCTGCAGTGGTCGCCATCTCCATCGCTGCCATCGTTACGTTCGGCGGCAAACCCTCACTCACACCCTTCGCCTGAACCATACCACTCAACGCACTGCCTACCACACCTTCTTCACCGGCTGCCTTCAACGCTTCAGTGATCGCACCCTCGGCAAGGTTCTCTACCGCACTGGCATCGATCTCTACCGGTGCAGCTTTCTTTGTTCGCCTACGCTTCGGCTTCTCAGCCTTGGCAGGTGTCGCCGGTTCACTCGCGTCACCGGGCATGTTGATGATCTTATCACACAAGGTATCCTTGGATTTCACGGATTCACCCTTGGCGTTGGTCCACGAGTCACCAGTTGCCTTCTGGATGATGTGGAATTCCAACCCCACCAGTTCAGTACAGTCCACACAGATACCAGACGTAGCACCGTAACCAGCATCAACGAAAGACTTGATCAGTTTACCCACATTGGATGTGCGGGAAATTGCCTCTTGGGAACCGACCGCAGCCAACCCGGTCCCACGCTGGTCCACAGCCTCAAAAACCTGCTGACCGTCTGTCGGTTTCCAGAAATCCGGATTACCAGCAGAAAACCACTGATTCGACGGGTCTACGTCCTGGTTTTCCACCGGGACAAGAGACAAGAACATGTGTGGCGCGGCTGGCTTACTTTTGTCGAAGCCTTCCCTGAGTGCAAACCATGCGTCGACCACTTTTACGTCAACGTCGTCAAAAACCTGAACTCCACCTTCGGGCATGTCTTCGTAGTTCGAATTGGCAAACTTGATACCCATTTTCGTTTCCTTTTTGAAACTTCGGTCTCCTCGGTCTCCCCGGTATCCACGCCCTGTGGATGGGGATTTGTGGAATTTCAACCTAACTGGTCGATTTTCCCGGTCTCGTCAGACTCGGTAGGGCTTGGTCAGGTGCGTTGATCAAATAGCGTGTAAATTCACAACACGTAACATACACTTTCGGAACGGTAACGACCACTTTCGCAACGGTTTCACCCCCCTTAACGTCACTTTTCACAACGTTTGCGACCGAACACTACTTTTTGCTTTTCGTTGTAACTGCCTGACCTCACAGCAGTTTGTGAAGAAAGTGCGACCGAGGAGACCGAAACTGGGGTCAAATAAAAACCCTAGGGGAAAACCTACCCACACTTTCTGGATTGTCGGTCTCCTCAGTCTCATCGGTATCAACTCCCTTTTGGTGGTAGACGGTTAGTAAAGTATCACTTTTCTCTTCGGTCTCCTCGGTCTCCTCGGTCTCCTTTTTATATATATATACTACTTATTTTACTATAAATATACTATAAATATATACTTATATACTATAGACCCCCTGTATACCCTTACCCTTCCATACTTGAATCTGCAAACTCTACTGGCAAGATTCCTCTCAGCCCCTTATCCCTTCCAACGTTGCATCTGGTAACGGAGGGATTTGCAATAAGTCTTTTGATCATGTCACGCTTCGGGATCGGGATTTCCGTTTCCCGCTTACAGTAAGCCAGGTACCGATTGTACAAATCGGCGATCTTTACCTTGGCGTTCGGGGCGAACTTGACCCGTGTGGCCAGAAAGTCACTCAGCGGGTCCATGTCGTGCCGGTAACTGTCAACTGCTGTTTGGATACTCAAAGGGGTATGCAAGCCGTCCTGATACCATCTCTGTGCCCCGGCTACCATCTGTGAGAAGATTGCATCCCGGTCTTCCATCAGTTTACGCCCCAACTCTGGATCACGTGCCTTACCGGAGAAGATTCGGTTAAACGGGATCAGTCGGATGCGTCGCCAGATGGCGTGGTCGATGCCACGGACAATCGGTCGGTGATTACTGGAAAACCATATCTTGCAGATGGGTCGGAATTCGAACTGGGGCTTATACATTTCCCGTGCGGTAATGAAGTCTTCACCCGTAATACGTTTCACGGTTTCTTCATTCCACTCGCGGCCTTCTTTATTTTCCGTAGCTGACAGCAGGCGAGCACCCCGGAGACGTGACAGGTCGTACTTCTGCTCTGATGTGGCACCGGTAGACAGTAAGACGGTGGGACCGGCGGTAACTGCATAGCCGTCATTAGAATTACGCCCCGAGAGTATGGATTTGAGCGTGTGAATGAAGACAGATTTACCATTTTGCCCGGCCCCGTAGAGAAAAAACAGACACTGTTCCGATGTCCTGGCAGACATGCTGTAGCCGATGGCTTGTTCGACAAACTCGATCAGTTCGGTGTCGTCGTCAAAAACTTGCCGGAGAAACGTAGACCAGATGTCCGATACCTGCCCAGCCTTAAACTCTACGTCAAGGCATTTGGTATGCAGGTTTGCCGGAAGGTGCGGTGCGAGTTTACCGGTCTCCAGGTTGACGGACCCGTTACGGCAGTTGACATGGTCCAACTGGCTATCCAGGTCAGCCAACGGTATGCCTACGTTGCCTTGTGACTGTGCCAACCGTATCATCGCGTCGATCTTGCCGGTATTCAGTGAGGCTTTCTGCCACTTCATCAAACCCTCTTCCAACTCATCGGAAACCTTCTCATCGATGATGGCGAGGGAGGTTTCGATCGCATGCTGAGTCATCATGGGCCCAGGACGATCATTGGATCCGCCGATGTCTTCGACCCAGTGTAGACCGTCCCAGCAGTACCAGGTGCGTTGATCTCTGCAAAAGCGGATCTTGTCGCCAAATCGGTCGATCAGACGTTCCGCGTTTCCCACTTCAGTCCACGATGGCATAGGTGACCTTACTGCGAATCAGCTTATCGAGGTTGCCACGTTTCAGTTTCAACTGGACTGACCCGTTGTTTTCACTGACAAGGGAGTGGTCAGCCTCGGTAAACCGACGACCGAAAAGTTCTACGGCATCCGTGGTTTTCATAATGACCATGGTCCGACGACTACTGGTAACTGACATGCCCCTACCCCTTGGCTTGTTGGCGTTCCATGTTACGACGGCGTTTCTGCTGATCATGCTTACGTCGCAGATCCCGGTGACACTCTTTACACACCCCGCGCACACCGAACTTTCCCCTGCGGTCAGAGTAGAAGTCGCCCCTGACTTTGATCTCACCACACTTACTACAGCGGATAAACGCCAAGACCCGGTTATGCTCCTGCTTCCGTGTATCCAGACTGGGTGTGTATCTACTTCGTCGGTAGGCATTCAGGCACGATTTACAGTAAGCCGAGTAGCCATCCAGTGTGTTGGTATCCAGGCTGAACTCTGACACAGGTTTCAGTTCACCGCATCCGATACCGGATTCACGGCATTGTTTCATTCTCGGTGCGGGCAAGGTGAACTCCTACTGGTTACCGGGTGTAAACTGAGTGTGCCGGTGCAAGAATCGAACCCTCGGGTTACCCCCGACATACCCTATGCCGAAGCTACTGGCAATCATTGAACTGGTTAACGCTATCTTGGCCGGATACCTTCAGCGATCGCGTCCCACAGGTCACGGCCTTCCTTCTTTGCCCCGAGACGGGCGAAGATGAACGAAAGGGCAACGAGAATTATACCGGCGGCCTGTGCGTAAGGGTCGTCGATCTTGACGGTATCAGTTGCTACCGCTCCACTGAGGCCAAGTAGACCGACTGACGTGGCGATGGTTTTCTTACCGGCTACGGCTTTCTTCACAAACGTGGCGAGGGTCAAAATAGTTGATAACATGGCTCGGGTACCTCATTGGTAAACTGGTCACTCGGACTCAAACTTCATGATGTAGTCCACGATCTTATCGGACCATCCGGTGATACTGTGCCAGCCGGTAGCCTCATTGGCCACCGTAGGCTGGTAACCGTTGACGTTGATGACATACCCGTAGTCAGCCATCGGTGGCGACATCTGACCTACGTCACTAGCCTGCTCATCTGTGAGCACGATCATCCGGGTAGTGCTGGCCGTCAACCGGTAGGTGCCCGCGTTTACCATTACCCGGTTCAACGCATCGACACCTGGCATCAGGTATGTAGCACCGTTGGGAACTGTCTTCGCCGTGGTTTCCCATACTGACATGAAGTTGGAATCCGGTGAGATAGCCACCTCTCCAAATTGAGCCGAGAAGGCAAACAATCGGACACCGCCGGTGCAACTGGCACGAATGGCCTCAGCCAGTGCGATTGCCCGGTCATACGGTTTAGCGGATACACCTCGGCCATTGTAAGCTTCACGCCCCTCGAATGGCTCATTGCCCCTACTGTAGTAATCATGTGGCGGCGACATCGATGCGCTCACGTCGACCATGATATACGTCATGCCATCGAGACTCGTGGTATTGGCCAACGCCGATTGAAACACGGTCAGCAGAGCTTTGCGTATCTCGACGTTTTTCACATTCAGAAATGCCGGAATGAAACGAAACGGCAACACTTTGGATATGCTGGCAGCGATACTGTCAGTCAGTGCAGACACCACCAGACTGGTATCCACCTCGGCCTGTTCCATGTTACGCAGGTTACGCAGCAGTGCCATGTAGCCCAGCTTACCCTCGATCAACAGACGGGTGAACGTTTCGCGCTTATCGGCACCAGAAGACAAGGCCACTTCCCAGGTATCCGGTGGACTGAGGGTGCCAGTTTTCAACCCCCGGTAAGTTTCACGCTCGTCACCCGTGATCGGTTTCGGATGCGTAAGGCACATGATGTCTTTCAGCGTCACCTTGGCGGTGCTCTTACGATTATACTTACCCAACTGGTAGGCATCGAACTTGTGAAACGCATCAGAGATACCGAGTTTCATCTGCCGCGAGAGTTTCAACTTCACCGATCCGCCAATGACGAAGTTATACAGTAGGGCGATCTCCGACAGTTCATCGGCGCGTTGTATGGTGTCACACACTGTAGACCGGATCAACGTAGACTTGGGGTGGAACGCAGCAAGACAGGCGGCGACCAGTAGGGGTGCATGTCGCACGTACATCTCAGTCCTACCTTCGATCGCAATGTCCCGCAACTTTGCCGGTTCCACAATCTTACACAACTCGATGATACGCTGGGCACGGTCACTGGATTTTTCATAGTACGTGGGTTCGAACAGCATAGTCGCCATGACGGCGCGTTTGAGTTCCTGATACGGGGTTCCCGTGGTGGCAGGTGCGCCCTCATGGGTGGTGATCCGGTCACCTTTTGGTTTGACTCGATTGATCGATGCCATGCCGCCTCCGTTGTAGGGGGAAATGAAAAGGGCCCGAGAATTGTTCGCGAAAGGTTTCTTTGTGGTAATTGAAGTAACCATCCACTTCGCTCGGGCCCTAAATTGATGAAACTGGAATTGATCGCAAGTAGGCTTACAATCCAACTGCTCTACCAACTGAGCTACACGCTGACTTTCGTCATCATGGGTGGGGTCGAACCACCGACCTGTTGGTCCATACGAAGTATCTACCTGCTGCGCCGAGTCTCATTTTCAATCGGTATGTAAAACCCGTGGGAAAGAGATGCTCAGGCATTTTTTCAATCAACGAAGTATGCCTGAACTGCGCCGCACAGGTTGCCAAGGTCAGCCGGGTTTATCACCTAGCCAGTCTTGACATTGAAGAAGGTAAGGCGGCCCACAGTAACGGTCAAGGTCGTAACGGTGTTAAGTTGCCGACTTTACCATAGCAAACCCGCCAAACTCCCACTGGGTGGGCAAACTTTGCCCAAACTTTTCCACCTAAAACTCTCGAAACTCTCGAAACTCTCGAAACTCTCAGCCAAACAGAGAACCAGATTCACAGCCACGGGATTCATGACAAAGTTGATCCACAATGCATACAATCTGATTCATGACAAAGTTGATCAACAAAGTGGGTTTTGGCAGCCGTATACCGAGCGATAGGTAAGCAGTCGGGCCAAAAAGAAGCCGAGTACGGTATCGACCCCCATACCCGGAATCGGTCACATGCTACCGTAGACCGCGATACAGGCGAAAAAGAACAGCACCACGAACACGCACATGGCCAAACAGCCCCGGGCTAGTTGATAATCGCGCTCCATTTTCGACAACCGCAAGTGGCGATTTTCCAGCCATGAGCGGTCAAGGTTCTCGGTCCGGTGTGATTCGGGTTTCATGATGTCCCCTGTTGTGTGTCCCCTATGGTCAAGTAATCCGAAACGGGGACACGTAATGTGTCCCCGGTTTGGACGGCTTTACTGTTTGGCCATGCTCAATCTGTCATACGAAGAGGCATTACCAACGTGAACGTATCGCGTCCGTTTGGCTGTACTTCGGGTGTCAATATTGCCGCACTTACTGAGCGTATCTCCATACGTACCCAGCCGGTGGGCAAGTATTTCAAAGATTCGATCAGGTAATCGGCGTTGTAACCGGCTTTTGCCCCTGTACCGCTCACGTTTTCGGCGGGTACTAACGCTGTTGCTTCTGATCCCGTTTCTCGGTTGCGGACTGTCAGTGTTAGGCCGTTGGTCTCCCCTACCTCTGCACGTATCTGGTGATTTTGGCTACTCGCGACCGTGTACATTTTCTTAGCTGCTTTTACAAGCGCATCCCGGTCAACACGTATCACAGCGTCAGGGGGTTCTGATTCTCCAGGTGTTACGCTTTCGATGTCAGGGTACGTACCATCCGTAGTACGTGCGATGATATGCCATTGCAGGCCCTGCTTAGGCGTTTCTCCGTAGAGTGCAATACGTCCGCGTTCTTCCCCTGCTTTCGCCTCTGCGTTGTACCGGATCTGAGAAATGGTGCATTTTTTGAGGATACCCAAGGTCACTTTAACCGTGTTAGATGGTATAAGTAGTTGTACTGTTCCATTGGTGTCATCGGTGGCTTCGAAGGGTAGGCGTTCGGAATTATCCCATTGGGATACAAGCCGGTGGCCATCGGTCGCAATAACACGGGTACAATCATGCCCACGTCGCACACATACCGCGTCTAATACTGGACGTACCATATCGCCTTGAGATGCTGCGTACAGGGTATCGCGTAACATATTGGTAAGTTCCACGCACTCAAAATCATGCGCGAAAGTACCCGCATCCGGTAGGGTTGGAAAATCTCCAACGGGCATGGTATTGAGAGTGTACTCGGTACCTTCTTCTGAGAGTGTAAGCCGTTCGGAGTTGTTCACGTCGGTGCGAATAGTGACCCGTATACCATCATCTACCGCTTTGAGTATGTTCCGCGCTGCTTTTAAGTTGAACAGTACTGAGCCGGATTCGTGCGCGTGACCCGGAACATCGCAATGTATGACGGTTTCCAGGTCAGAGGAGGAAATGCGTATACCCTGCCCGTTTGCCTGCAACAGGACACACTGCAAGATAGGTAGGTACCCCCTTGTTGGTGTCACTTTTCCGACTGTTTCCAGCGCGTCCAGTATATCCGCTTTTTCGATTGCTACGTTCATGATGTCCCCTGTTGTGTGTGTTTATGACCGGTTCCCTTGTTTGGCACCCGTGCTACCAGGTGCCGAACGGGGGAACCACCCCCGTGTGTGTGTCAGCCTGTTATTATCAAGGCCGGTTCTGTCGAGCCGGTAGACCACTGCTCTTCCTCTTTTGCTGTCAGTATCAATCTGAGACCGATAGTACAACGCCCATCCAGCCATTCAGTCGTTTTTACCCATCCAACGCGCTCCCGTGTGAAAATTGCATCAACGTCTATACCGTGCTGCTCCCACTCTTTGCGCAGATGGTATAAACAACTGCGTTTCCTCTCTTCGATATCGAGTATCCAGTCTGGAAGTGTGGTATATATCCATTCAGTCATGTCGCGCCCCGTGTGTGTCAATGGTTATCGAAGATGTGAAGCTGTCCTGATTCACCGCGTTCAGACCAGATATCGCCACCCAATTCCAAGTCACGGGCGAAGGCGTCGTAATCGAAGTAAAATGAAAGGTTTCCCATCATCTTTTCCAGATCATAGCAGCCGTCAATGTAATCCTCTGCGTATGCCTTGACGGTATCCCATGTACCACGGTACGCGTCGATGAATGCTTCGTAGTGAGTCTGTATATTAGCTATGTAAGTTGGCTTTTCCCCTATGTTCGCCAGGTACAACCCGAACGGTTCCCCGTGTTCGTCGTCGAAGTCACTGCCAAGCATCCAGTACGGGTTATCTTCCCTGCATGTTTCACACACCGGTTCGCCGTCAACGTCTAACGGCGTATTCTCCGGTAGATTGTCATGGTCGCATAGACTGCATGTGTACGTTTTAGTAGTCATATTGTAGCCCCTGTTTTTGCGATCATGTCGCACGCGGCACAACGGTACCGGATACGGCCTTCTACGTCTATCTGATACACCTGATCTATCAGAACCGGATGATCGATACCGCACTCAGTACCGCAACAGTCGCACATCTTGTGTTGATACGTACCGGGATATGTCCGAGCGTATGACTGATCTATGTCTACGTCATTCATGCTGTACCCCTTTTTTACCCATGTTACGCAACTGGGTTGTATGGATCCCGTAAGGATAGAAGTATGCCCCGTTTTGGAATCCAACGATGTTTTTACGGTAAACAACCATGTTCGAGGTTATCGCCGGGCCCCGTAAACGTACAAACGTGATATTCGCCCGTATCGCCTCTATTGCTTCGCGCTCAGTCACCGGGATACCATACCCGTCTATCTCCTTGCGGTTCAGTACTCTGCGAAGTGTCGAGGTATCGCATGAAGAACACGGGAAGTGATAACTCAGCCTGTTGACTTCTACGTATCCAGTGTATGAGTGCCTAAGTCCATGTAATGGATTATTGTTCATGATGCACCCCCGTAAAGCCAGCTTGTCCACTGTCGTCGGCGTTCTCTGCGTTCGTTTCGTTGCCGGCGTTCATCGCGGTCAACTGGTATACCGGGTTCGGGTCGGTTCCGTATCTGGACACCGAGGCGTAAGCTGTCGGCGCATGACTGGAGGTTCGCGGT